CAAAAACCCTCGGGCGAAAAAGGATCTAAAAGATGAGGTTATTGCGGCGATGGAATTTGCTGGAACAATGGCAATAAGAAGATACCTCAAAAATCATTAGTAGTGGGCAAGTTATCCAGAGAAAAGGGCAAGCGCGGGGAACGGGACTTCGCCAAGTGGTTGCGTTTCCGTGGTTGGATGTCGGCAAAGAGGGGCGTCCAGTACAACGGACTAGGAGGTGCGGATGTGGTCTGCGAGGAGTTGGATGATGTGATGATGTTTGAGGTTAAGAATGTCGAGCGACTCCCAATCCCGGATGCGTGTGATCAAGCAGTGCGGGATGCGAAAGGCAAGATTGCGGTGGTTGCCCATAAGAGAAACAACCATCCCTGGAGGTTCTATATGGACGAGGAGAGCTTTGCGAAGTTGCTCCAGATGGCAGTATGAAGATAAATGAAGTATGCGGAAGTGTCTGGCAAATCCATTGCGGAGTGCGCGGTCCCTACACCAAATACCAAGAGGAATACAGCGTTCTCGGCCACGCAAAATGGAGAACGCGCATGACTGCGGAGCGGTATTCCAATTTTAAGGATAAAAGCTACGAGGCAAACGCGATGGCGGTTAGCAGAACGCTAATGGGGTTATGTTTAGAATAAATAATTTAGCGTATGACCAGAATGATCCTATCCCCACCGGAAATACTTTGTGCAAAGTTTTTGGCGATCACTCGTCAGATGATGAAGTTCGGTACTCGCACCAGGAACGCGAAGGTGTCCGGTAAGGATGACATGCAGATCAATTACGAGGGTGCCCTGGGAGAGGTTGCAGTGAGTAAGTTGCTGAATGTGGATCTACAAGCTGAAGGTTACAACGAAGGAGACGGGGGTATTGATATGGAGTGCGGCATTACATCGATAGATGTGAAGTGGTCCACCACCGGGGAGTTATATTTTAAGAAACCGATGGTCGCGGACATAGCGGTGATGACTACACCTGGCACTGATTACTATGTTGTCAACATCATGGGTTGGATTGAAAAAGAGGAATTTAACAGGAGGAGTTTCTCCCAGCAGTATGGGGGTTACAAACCTGTAAAAGCAGTAAGAGTAGATCAGTTAAGAAAACCAGATACATTAGAAAAATGGATAAGAAAACAAAAGTAGAATTAGATCCGTATCGAGAGGTATGGGACAAATTAAGTAAAATAGACTGCACTGAAAAAGCAGAGAAGAAGATGGGGTTAACCTATCTATCATGGGCATGGGCATGGGGCATCCTTATGGAGCACTACCCGGACTCCCGGTTTGAGGTGGTATATTTCGATGCACCAGACTCGGACAGAAAACATCCTTATGAGGTGCACATGGACGGGTCAGCAACGGTCTGGATCAATATCTGCGTCAACGGTGCGTGGAGGAAGATGTGGTTGCCTGTCAGGGACCACCGAAACAATGCTGTTAAGAACCCGAATGCTCGACAGCTTAGTGACACCACTATGAGGTGTCTGGTGAAGGGTTTGGCACTCTTCGGATTAGGTCACTACATCTATGCCGGCGAAGACCTGCCACAGGGTGAAGAGAAGGCATCACCCGCAGCGGATCCGGTTGCTATCCCGGTCAAGTCCACTCTCGCACATGTGATCAAGGGGTGGGAGGACACTGCCGTCCTTTACATGGTCAAGCTCAAGTGGATCAAGAGTGGTCAGTCTTGGAAGGATATCACAGATAACCGGGCTAAACAGGTTGTCGATAAGAAGGATTCCTTTAAAGACAAAGCTGAGAAGCATGCAGCATCACTCAACTAGATCCCCATCTAGTGGTCCTTCACACTTGAAGTGTGGAGGGTTTGCTAATGCCGGGGGGGACTCACCTGCTACGCTCAAGGGTACTCGCGCCCATAATCATCTGGAGCAGTTGTGCACCGGGCAACCGGTGACCTCCCCGGTGCCGGCAGATGAGTTGCCGGGTGTCCTTTGGGGGTACGAATATGTGAAGGACAACTTCAACATGAAGACCCTTGTGTGCGAGGAGATGGTTCACATCTATGATGACTCAGGGGAGGAAATCAGCTTTGGCACCAACGATCTCTTTGATGGGGAACAGATCGGGGACTTCAAGACCGGGCAGGTGCGTGAGTACAAAGCTCAGATGGCATACTACGCAGCCGGCAGAATGCAGCAAACCGGCAAGAAGGAAATGCGAATCCATGAGATTTATACGGAACATAGATGGGGCAAAGTTTACATCCTTTCGTATGAAGAAGCATGGGCGATCATTGATAAGATAACCGAAAATAAAAAGAAGGGTACACTTAACCCAAATGAGTACTGCACCTGGTGCAAGCATAGTGGTGTTTGCCCAGCCCTATCCACCGTAGCGATGAATACATTAGAAAAAATAAGTCCAGAAACAGAATTAAAGAACTATGACTTCACCCAACTCAAGACTGCTGAGGACAAAGGTAAAGCATACAAGATTTGTAAGATCCTGGAAGATTGGATTGCCGGGGTTAAAAAGATCGTAAACAAGTCAGTGATCGAAGACGGGGAAGATGTCCCTGGAGTGCGAATCACAACTCGCGCCGGCAATCCTACAATAGAAGACATCCCTGGCGCGTTTGCCCGGATGGAGTTAGGTCAGGATGAGTTCCTGAAAGCATGCTCAGTGAGCATCCCGGCACTTACAAAAGCGTATCAGAAAAAATTCAACCTCAAGGGTAAAGAGGCATCCCAGGAAGTTGCGAACAGGTTAGAATGTCTCATTAAACGTAAACCAGATACTAGATATATAAGAAGGAAATAGTTATGCCAAAAGTTACATTAACAAAGGATGAGGGTAATCGCCCCGCAAGAGAATTACTTGCCCCAGGAGATTACGAATTGGAAATCATAGACCACGAGTTTGGGGTCACACAAAAGGGTGACGATAAGTTGACGCTTAGACTCGCAGATAACGGCACGGGGAACCATGTATGGTGCAACCTCATGTTCACCGAGAAGACGAGTTGGAAGGTTAAGAGTCTGCTTCGGGCACTTAACATAGGTGATGAAGGTGTTGAGGTGGATGTGAACGAGGATATGTGCGGTCGCATGAAGGGCACCAAGGTGTGGGCTAATGTGTCCATAGAAGAGTATAACGGCAGTAGAAACAACCAGATAACTAGGTTTCATATGGAAAAACCTTCGTCTGGTGGTGACGATGAGTTTAAATAACTCCAGACATGAGGGGGGCAAATGCCCCCCTTCTTACTTTGGACGAAAAACAACAACAAACAGCATTTGCAAATGATCTAGAAGCACTAGTTGATCGATACCAGCACGAGTTCGATATGACATTCGCTTCCATGTCCGGGGTGTTGTATTGCTTTGCCACAAGGACGGTTCTGGATGCTTATATGTCAAGAGTGGCAGAAACTGTATTAGAGGATTACGAACTAGAAGACGTTGAGGAATACGAAGAGGATGAAGATGAAGATGATGATGAAGGAGATGAATGGAAGTCTGCCGATAATAGTGAGTGACTATTTAGCGGCGGGATCAGCAGAGGGAACACGAAATCAAACACTTTTTAAGGTCGCATGTCAATTAAGAGACTGCGGCTTTTCTGTTTCAGAAGCAGTGAACCTGCTAGAGGGGAGGGCAACCCGGGACGGGTTAGGTTCCCATGAATTTGCCAAAACGGTTCAATCGGTATTCACGCGAGTTTCACGGGAACCGGGGACCAGGAAAAAAGGAACAACGGTTAGATTTAAGAAGATGAATTTACCATGCGGAATTGACAATCCCTTGATGAAACTGCTTGAAGCAGCATTTGAGGATGGGGAGAAGGTGCGGATTGTAATAGGTCCAACGATTGGCAAGGGAGATTTGAATAGGTGGGACAACCTTAACGGTGTTTCAGAGAGAATAGCATCTGCCGAGTACGGTGCGTGGATATGTATCAACCCCCTTTCGGGAGGCATTAAGGACGAGCATGTCACTGCTTACCGACATTGCTTGGTTGAGTTTGATGAGGGTGATCTGTCGGATCAATATAAGAGAATCATTTCTACCAATCTGCCAATCACGGCAATCATCTATTCCGGTGGCAAGAGTGTCCATGCATGGGTGAGGGTGGATGCCAGGGACCGGAAGCAATACGATGAGAGAGTTGCCAAGGTCTACGAGGAGTTCCCTGGGTTGGATGTCAGCAATAAGAATCCCGGTAGGTTGAGCAGGTTGCCCGGTGTCCTGCGGGACGGTAAACGGCAGAGACTACTCAAACTCAATCACGGTGCGGACTCATGGGAGTCCTACCAGGAGACACTTCAGTGTAAATCTATCGGTCAAGCAATGTCCTTTGATCAATTGCTAACCTTCAACTCTGGTTTGGACGCGAACAATGTGTTGGGGGATCGTTGGTTGTGCCGGGGGCATTTCGGCATGATTGTGGGTGCCAGTGGGCTGGGTAAGAGTAGTCTTATTATGCAAGCGAGCATCCTATGGAGTTTAGGGAAGGAAGCGTTTGGGATCATGCCGGCAAGACCGTTGAAGATTGTCCTGGTGCAAGCTGAAAACGACATGGGCGACCTCTCAGAGGAGGTGCAGGGTATTGTTAATAAGTTGGGATTAAGCGAGAGCGAGATCAAACGAGTTAATCGAAATTGCAGGTTCATTACTGATGCAAGCAATGTAGGTCAGAAGTTTATAGACATGGCAAACAGTGTGCTTGAGGTCTACGAACCCGATGTCTTCATA